CCAAGCAAACCCGCGGCTAAAACATCCGCGCAGTCAATTGCTTCAGCATCGAGGATCTTGCGGTAACGTTTAGACCCCTGAGTTGCATCCTCACCTGAAAAGCATCCCAAGTCAGGAAGACAGTAGTCACGAATATCGCGCCACAGATCCTCCCAGGAAGACCTCTCCTGCTTGAGGCTCTCAAAGCGCTGATTGATTAGCTTGATGTCTGCGGGCATAACTATCCCCCGATAAGCTGTTTCTTCTGCAGTTTGAAGCGATCGTCCTGCGCCGCTTCGCTAGCCAGAACCGTTTCACTCATTCCTTCCGGAGTGTCATCAACAACCGTATCGCCGACATTCGCATGCTTTTTGTTTGCCATATTGGCGTTCTGAGACTGCTGTTCTTCGGCCTGTGCCTGCTGTCGTGCGGCTTGAGCCTGTGCTTTCCTTGCCTGATCCTTAGCCTTGTTCTGCATGTGGTTGTAGGCTCCCGCAGTGACAACGTTGGCGGCCGCCTTCACAACAGGCTTGACCACCTTGCCCACGGCGTGGACGACAGATGAGACCGCTCCCATGATCAGCCTCCCAGTAAAGAGGAACCGGTGCCAAGCGCACCAGGATTAAGAGGAGCCGCGTTGCCGTTTGTCAGAAGCGTTGACCCCAATCCGTTATCCAGCGTGTTGTCTGCTAAGAGTCCGTCAAGGTCGGCCTGCTTGCGGTTTGCTTTGTTGCGGGCCTGATCTTCTTCCTGGGCTAAGGCCTGCTGCTGAGCAAGCTGTTCTTTGGCTGCCGATGTCTGGCGATCCCCGGCACGTTTCTGCTCATAAGCGTTCAATCCCGAAGTCACGGCACCAACCAATGTGCCCGCGATAACTGCTGCAGTCATTCCCATGATCAAAGTTCCTTAAAAAATAAAAGATGCTTTCTGCCCTGCACCCTCTTTGCGAGTGCTTTAGCCAGAGGAGAATCCTCGGGCACGTCCCATAGGAAAAACTTGGCGCCTGCCTCGATTGCCTTGCGTTCTGCCATTACAGCCAAGCGGCCGCCGATTGATGTGTTGCGATATTCCGGCGCCAGATAAATCGCATCGTTCTGTGCGAAGACTTCGCCGCTGTGCTGGTGCGTAAAGACAAAGACCGAAGCAAACCCGATGGGCTTACCTTGGTCTTCAACAATGAGGCCGAAGGAGTCCGTGCCTTCGCTCAGGATCTCGTAGATCGAACGGTCAGGAACTGCCCTGCGGTTAGGCAAACCTGCCTCCGACATTGCCGAGTCGATAAGCTCAGAGCAACGGTCAATGATTTCAACTAAGGACGCGTCAATGATTTTCATGAGCCCATTGTCTAGGCTCAGGCACAGGGTTTATGGACGGTGTTAAGAGTTCCAATACTCAGATTCAAAGGCTTCCTGGGGATCGTAGGAATCATTCACGCCATAGATAGCGCGCTCCATACTGCGGGAAAGTTTTGGAGCCACGGGTGCGGCAAAGGTCAGAGCCAAAGCGTCAGCTAAGTCCGGAGATCTTCCGATGCGTTCCTTGAGCTTGTCTTTAGCCTCGAGGATCTTAGGGCCTTTAGGCGTGTAGCCGTAAGTCGGAGCGCCCAAGTCTCCTTGCAAAACGGGATCCGGAGGAATCGCACCGCCCTGCTTGATCCACTGAGCCATGTTCCACCACATCTCCATGCGGCGGTTTGCGAATTGTTCTTTGTCGATGGCCTGCGCTCCGAAGGGAACTTCCACGACATCAAAGCGCATCTGGCGAAGTCTGTCGATCACGCCTTGCCCGGCGCCGGAGTCAATGAAAACGGCATCGGGTTTTTCTTTGGCCATTTCTACCGCAATGCGGTCAGCCAATGCCATGTTGTCAAACTTCCGGATAACAATCGGCTCAAAGGCAACGAGCCCTCTGCGCTTAAAGATGACCGAGGCATCGGATCCGAAGCGGGCAACGTCAATGCCATAGATGAGCGGAGCGCCCATGTATTCGCTCTCTCGATAGAACTTATTGGCCGCGGCACGAATATCGTCAATCGGAATAAGACCATTGTCCTGAGCGGCAGAGAAGTCGCAGAGAAACTCTTGCCGGTACTCGTTCTCAGACATTTCTACCTTGAGCGCTGCCAACTCCTTTTCGTCAATGACATGAGTTTGCTCAACGGAATAAAGCATCGCGATCCAGTCCGGATCACCTTTGCTCATGAGGTTCAAAGCCTGATCGTATAACTGAGAGAAGAGGTTGATGCCTTTGGGAGTTCCGATGAAAGCGGCCCATCCTTTTCTGTCAGCCAGTGCCGGACGAATCACTTCTCCCCAAAGGGTCGGCTTAATCTGCGCAACCTCATCGATCACTACGCCGTCAAAGTACATGCCTCTTAAAGCGTCGGGATTATCAGCACCGAAGATCCGGATCGTTGCACCGTTAGGCAAAAGAATCGAAAGCTTTTGTTCGTTGATCGAGATTGCAGGGATTTGTGATGTGTAGTGCTTCAGGTATCCCCAAGCGATCTGCTCGGCCTGGTTACGGAATGGAGCAAGGTAGGCATACATGCCACGCTCTTTGCGGTCTGTAATAGCCCGCTTGATGAGGTGATTCACCGACAGCACGGTCTTGCCTAAGCGTCGGTGAGCAACCAGTACACAGAATCGATGTGTCTCCAATTGCTTGTGAATTTCGTCCTGGGGAAAGCGGGGACGGTAGGGAATCACGACTTTCATTCTTCCTTCTCCGTCTGTTTCTTGCCGTCATCCCAAACAAATTCGATCTTGCCTTCAAGCTTGCTCTCGTTATCTTTCGAATAAGCGCCCAAGTGTTTGCCGAGCATGTCGTAGGCCTTAAGCAGAGACGGTGCATCCTTGAGGCCCATGATCACTTCGCCGTCTTCGTTCTGATAAACGGGAATCTTCTCGGATAAAGTTTCCCGGATCTCCAGGAGCTCTTCACGCCACTTCTGCACTGTGTATCCGGTCTTTTCTTCCATGATTTTTCGCCTCCTTTCGAGCTCTGAAATGACTAAAGGATTTTTAAGGAGTTGAGATCCTTGAATCGCCGCTGTTTTTGCAGAATATCCAGCGATTTTTGCCGCGTCAGTTGCAGTTTTACCCTTCATATATTCGTTGATAAACTTAAGCTGCATGCTGGAGAGTTTTTTCTTTCTGTCTTTTTTCACTTCTGTCTCCGATATGCGTGAGGAATCTTTCCCCGGATCAATCCCGTGCAAATGGCAAAGACAGTGCTCCGAGGCATTTCCATCATCCTGGCGATCTGCCTATAACTGAATGCCTCGCCGCGCAACTGCAGGACAAGATCAACTTCCCTATCGGTGTATTTCGCATGAGGCGAATCTTCACCGATCGGGACGCCCAATCGAGACACGGCAATCATGCGTTTAACGGAAGAAAAACTCGGGGAACTCACGCTTCACCAGAATGATTGCTTTATCGATAACTTGCCGGCGCCGCATTGACTCCGGCGGCAGGGCCTTTGCTTCTGCGGCGGCTGACTGCAGAAACTCTGCAGCCCTTCTCGGCAGAAGAGTTGCGGTTCCTAAGGGAGCCTTCGGGTTGGTCTGTTCTTCATTCTTTCGGGGCATCGCTCAAAACTCCTGATAAGTCCACCCCTTACCACGCTCCGGATAAACAACGAGCATGCGGAAAGGGTACTCAGTCGCGCAGACCTTTGTCTTCACTTTCGCGTCGTCTGCGAAGAACTTGGGCGATCCCTTAACCTCATGCAGTTCAAGCTGATCTTCAGCCGTAAGCACAAGAAAATCGGGGTTATACCAACAAGTATCCTCGGCGATTTTGAGCTTTATGGACTCGAACCAGTAAGCCTTGATCCTGCCTGCGATACGTTCGGATTCTAGGTAGGCGGCATAAGCTTTCTCTGTCTCGTTCATCTGCCCGGCTTTCATTCGGCCCTTGGCAAACCCGTTCTTTTTGCCTCCGACAAAACCGCTGATCTTCTTCAAGACAATGGGGCCTGCTTTAGTTTTTGTTTTGGCCAGAAGTTCCTTGTATGCAGGATCATCCGTGCTTTTAAATCTCATCATGGACATGATTGTTGTTCCCTCCTGGGTATGGTTGTTATTTGAATTGGGTAGGCATGACAGCGCGCCGATTTCCTGAGAAGATGTCTCTGAGTGTCCGGACAGGTATATCCATCTTGCGTGATATCTCCCGCAAGGAAAGACCTGCAAGCCTGAGATCAAAGCAGTGAATCAACTCAACGTCCGTGTACTTGGCGTGCGGACTTGATTCACCTACCCGGGCAGACTTATCCGAGAGAGAAACCGTTGACGGCTTAACGCTTAGATCGGAAAAACTCCTGATATTCGCCCTTAACTCGAGCAATTGCTTCCTGTACTCACAGCTCTCGTCGTACCTTGCCTTCTCTCTTTCGAGGCTGGATGCTTTCTCGGAGAACTCTTTAGGCTTCCTTGGGCAATAGAGAATGGAATCTCCGAACAGATCCGCCTGATGATTCGTCAGTGTCATCCATCATCTATTCCCGCAATTGATTTTCAGAAACCGTCTGAGATTCCACCAGTCCGACAAGAATGCGATCCACGCATCCTCTCAGCTTGTGGCTTGTTACTCCGACTTCATGAATGTCTAGAACTCGGCCGTCTGCCCTCTGCGCAGCCATCTCTTCTAGTTTCTTAAGGGTGTTTTTAGCCTCTTCAATCGAATTGAAAACAGTGTTTATGCATGCAGTTCTATTTTTTACAATGTCAATGTGTTTCATTTGTTCTTTTGCTCCAAGGAAATAATCAGTCATGCCAAGCTCCTACATATGCCCGCACTGCGGAACTAAGACAGTTTTCGTTGTTTGTCCTGTTGTAGAAGGTACTAACGCTAAAGTTTGTAATGAGCCTTCTTTCGATACTGTTACTGGAAAATCTTTCGACAATTTCAGAATTTCCGGGAACGTTTTTAACCGTAGCGGCGGTTCTGACATCCACTACCATCCGGATCGTTTCGTCACCTGTTGTTTGAGTTGCGAGAAATTCAGTTACTGGGAAAACGGAAGGCTTGCATTTCCTCTCAGAAGTGGAATTCTCCCCGCTCCTGATATGCCCGAAGATGCCAAAGAAGTTTTTAACGAAGCTCAAGCCATCATCGGTCTTTCCCCGCGTGCGGCGTGTGCTCTCCTGCGAGTCAGTCTTGAGCGAATTGTTGACTGGTACGGGGAGAACGAAAACGTTAAGGGCTTCAAAAAGTCCGATAAGCTTTACAAGAAGATCGAGACCATTGGGATCTCTCAGGCCTTCCAGCGAATTTGCAATGCTTGCAGGCTGGCCGGGAACGAGCACGCGCATTCCGGAGAAATCGATCTTTCCGGAGAAGACTCCTTTGAGATTGCCGAAGCAATGTCCAGAATGATCAACTCCATGGTCAACACATGGATTACTCCGATAAGGGAGAGCGAAGAAGTTCTCAGAAAACTTGGCAAAGAGTAAGGTCATAGATCGCTCCTTAATCGTTGCGTCGCTTGTAACCATCCAATTCTCGGAAAATTTTCAACAAGCTTTGCATCGAGTTGCGAATGTCTTTCTGGGTAAGACTTAGGAAAACAATCGCTATAGATAAAAAAATCTGAGTAACTGCAATAACAATCAAAGTAACTTCCATTTGTTTTCCCCGTTGGTTAAATGTTGTTTAAACAGCCGTCTAGCGTCTCTGAGCGATTAACTCAGCGTGAAGGCGGTATCTATCGAATTGAGAGAAAAATGTTCTTCTGCGTTCTATGCGCTCATCCGTATCACGTTCAAAAACCGAGCACCTTGTGAATGAGATTGGGTAGCACTCGATGCCGGCGCCCTTCTCGGGTTGATGGCAGTAGATGTTCATGTCCCCAAAGGACTGTTTTGGAGGCAGATGCTTCTTTCCGTCTGGTCCTATCCAGAAGGCCTGAGCATGAATGCAGTAGAGGCAGCACCCGCTCATTCAGACTTCCTCCGGAAAGCGCAAACGAAATCGACTGCAACAACCATCGCCAAAAACGGCAAGCTGTAGTCAATATTCGATCCGTAGTAAGCGAACCAAGCAAAGTCGAGGAGGCTAAGAGCTCCTCCGGAACAACCAACAAGAGCGAGGAAATTTGCAAAATCGAATTGCATATCGTTACCTGTCAAATAACAACCGACAAAACAACAAGAGCTCAGGTACAAACAAAAATACGGGATGGCGTCCATGCTCTAACTCCTTTTCAACCGATTGGTTAATTCGGTTTCCCTGCTGATCTGGAGCGCAGCTCTCACGAGTAGCCCGAAGAGAATCAGGTTGATAAACACGACCGGCGCCAGCAGGATCATTAGCAGTGTCCAAGCTGAATCAGACATGACGCACCTCAATCAAACACATCAGGCGTTGCGGGCGTTCTAAAAGACCCGCCCTTGAAGAGGACCGGTACACACTTAGACCTGATACGGTCATAAAGACGATCTCCGAGCACCAAGCCACAATCCTTTATGCCGAGGTTGGTCATTAGGATTGTTGGTTTCTTTGAAGTAACTCGGTTGTCCAGGATTGAGAAGAGGATTCTCTTTTCCGATTCGGAGCCTTTCTGGACGCCGACTTCATCGATTACGAGGAGCTGGATAGACGAGAAAAATTTAATTGTTTCCTCGTCGTTCGTTGTTGCTCCTGGCTGATATGTGCTGCGGACGGCTGAGAAAATCTCGGTGACTTTGTAGTACCTGGGATAAAAGCATGCGTACTTGTCCAGGAGCTCCAGCATGATTGCGCAAGCCAGGTGTGTTTTACCTGTGCCACAACCGCCGAGGAATAACAAACCGTATCCTCCAGCCTTGGCCTTTTCCCAGCCATTAACGAACCTCTTAGCCATAGCTAATGCGTTGCGCTGGCTTTCAGTTTCGGTAATGAATGTTGAGAAGTCCTTGGTTTGATATTCGAGGGGCATACGGGTTTCTTTAATTCTCGCCTGGCGGTTTTTCTCGGTTTCTTCTTTTCTGCGTTTCTCTTCATCAATAGCCCTTTGAGCTAAATGTTCTTCATGACATTTGGGACATCCACTTATTTCCTTGAGTTTCCCGCCTAAGAAGACTTGATTCGCCAGATATTCCCCGTGAAGGATGCAATTCATTTTCACTTGCCTTATTTCCAGCTTTCCGAAAATGGAACTAACGGCCTTAGGAATTTTGATTTCAGTGCTGTTCATAGTTTTAAATTTCCGTGTTCATCAAATTCGCATTGATCTCTGTAGTAGTCGTCTGTAAAACCGCCAGGCGGTTCGTACTCGAAGGAAGAAGCATTAAATTGGTTCTGACTCTTCTTCTCTCGCTTTGCTTTGTCATTGATGCAGAACGTAGTGAATGCCGCCTTGTAGTCTGCGTACTGTTTGCCGTTTGCTTTGCAGTAAGCGACCATCTTTGAAAACAACTTCTGTGGGTCTTGAATGTTGTGCTTCTGGGCGACCTTTAAAAACTCTTCCGGAATTTGGTCATCCTCGTTAAAAGGACATGGCACCTTTTCATTCTTTTGGCGCTTTGCTTTTTTCTCAACTGTTTCCGGTTTGGAAATAGTTGTCTTCTCTGGAGACGTTAAGGAAAAGTTGGAGGCGCTCTCTATAGAGTTATTTACTGGTTCATTTACTGATTCATTTAATGGTTCGTGTCCCAAATTTGGGCCTACCACACGTCCCATATTTGGGACTACGGAAAGTCCGTTTTTGGGACTAGTCCCATATTTGGTACTACCGTTTTTGGTACTACCGTTTTTGGGACTATCAGCGCCGGCAGTCAGATTCAGAACGTAATTATTTGAAGAGTTAAGGACAATCCTTTCTCTGCGGATAAACCCTTTTTCTTCCAAGTAGGTGATGGCCTTGTAAACAGTTTTTCTGTTTAACTCAGTCTCTTTGGCTATCGCGTCGGTGCTGGGGTTGCACCGACCTGTCTTTTCGTTTCGGAAATCAGCCAAGCAGCGCAGTACGCTTTTTGCCGCCGAATTACCGACAAAAAGTTTCCGAACTGCGTCTGAATCTTGCCAGGACATGATCCACCTACTGATCGATCATTCGACGCAAGAGGTTATTGCGCATTTTGTTCCAAGAGTTCTGGGGCCTGAGGTCTTCAACTGTGACCTCACCATTTGTTAGCTCTTCAATCAAAATGCACTTCTCGATTGATCCAGTACGTTTACCAGCAACCAGCATGCTCACAAACTCCGGAGTAACACCGAGTTGCTCTGCCAAATGTTTCTGAGAAATCTCAGGATGTTTTTCAAAATAGTGTTTGAGTTTCATAGCTATTTGCACATAACGTTTTGTTTTGATAATACGCATAACATTTAGTTATGTCAACTTAACAAAATGTTGTTTAATGTGATTAAGGAGAAAACTATGAGACCTGTAAGTGAAATCCGCCGAGAGAATCTCGAACTGCTAATCGAAGAGGAAGGAACAATACCGGCCCTAAATGAAAAGCTGGGCCGCCGAAGGAATGATCCATCATTGTCTTTTATCCGCGCTCAATCGGTACGCAGCAGTACGGGCAAACCGTATTTGATGGGAGACAAGTTAGCACGCGACATTGAATCTAAGCTGAAACTTGGCCGAGGTTGGATGGACACCGATCACACGGGAATGCTCATTGATTCGATTGAAAAGCCTGCGGACGGCGTGCGCGTCCTGGAATTGGCTAATACAGGTTCAATGGGTGATGATCCAAGTGTTCTGGAGCAGGATGTCATAGTCGGCGGCCTCACTCTCGCGCCTGATTTTGTCCGCCGCCTCAACCCTTCTAATCCTATGAACTTAAAGGTGCTTACAGGCCACGGAGATTCAATGCTTCCGACGATTGCGCCAGGAGACAAGGTGCTGATTGACGAAGGAGTGAAAAACTTGTATGACGGGATTTATGTGTTGCGCTCATACGACACTCTGTTCATTAAGCGAGTGAACAAGAATTTGAAGGGGGCTGTAGTAATTTCCTCTGACAATCCGACAGTAAAACTTAGCGAGGAGCTGGATGGATCGGAGCAATTAGAAATTGTTGGTAGAGTAGTTTATGTCTGGCATGGGAGCTTTGTTTAATCATGATTAGAAAAATAATCGGTTACTTTTTTCAGTTAGTCGGAGCACTCTTCTTTCTTTCGATCCTGATTTTTATCCTGGCAATAATTTCATGCATGATCTACGGTCAGCCAGAAGCAGCAGTTAAACCTCTTTTGTGCGGCTGTGCAGCCTGGGGACTAGGGTATTTCTTCTACAAAACAGGAGGAAAGATCCTGTCATATGACAGACCAAATAAAGAGTCTTTGTCTTTTCATCTGGATAGCCCTTTTAAGCGCGTGATGTTTGTTGTCTCTATCCTCTCGTTCTTTGGATTAATCGCAGGTTTCATAGCAAATGGCTTTGATATTGACGAGTTATTAAACGATCTTTTTAGAGATAGATATTTATCGTTTGAAATAATTCTTCTTAGAACCTGCTTTTATTCATTTTTGGTCTCCATCATCTTGATGTTATTTGGAGAAAAAGTTTGTAGTTGGATAAAAAACGGATCAAACGGACAGAACAAGGATAGAAAATGAAATCTATAGTTGTTCAACTCATTTTCTTGCTCGCCTGGGCTGCTCTTGCTGTGCCTTTCTATCTCCATGTACAAAAACTCGAGGACGAACACATTAATTGGAGAAACAAACTTTCCGCTGAAGCCGAACAAGCTCGGGAGGAAGGACGGGCCGAGGAGGCCTCAAAACTGTATGAAGCATACTATAGGGCCTTCAACGGTTTTGGCCTTCCCTGGTATGCAAGGGCCTTTTGGCCTTATCTAATAATCTTCGTTTTAGGTTTTATTGTTTACATGGCCTTTGACTACATAGGGCTAGGAAATTTTTTTTAGAGGTCAATGGAGAAGTAGATTACTTCTAAATCAGTAGTCTTTTGCAGCCGCCTACGGGCGGCTTTTTTGGTGTGCTCGGCATGAGCATTCTCTATAGGGTGAAAGTCCCGAGTCTGCCCGCT